CATCAAGCCGATTATTCCGCTGCCACCAGCACCGGATGTGACGTCCACTCCCATGGTGAATGACGCCCTGAGAGCAGTCCAGCCTATCTCGATCTCATCGAAGATCTTTTTGATCGTGGTCCACGCGGTGGTGACCCAGCCGGAAATATCAGCCCATACCGCCTTCCAGAAGTTGCGGAACCCTTCGACGTGGTTCCACAGGTACATGAATCCGGCGGCGATCGCGGCAATGGCGCCGACAACGAGGATTATTTCCCAGGTCGCCTGGAGGATGCTGATGCCGAGCGCCACGAAAGCGCTGACGAGGAGGACGCCTACGATCCCGGCGAATACCATCATCGCCGTGTGGTTGCTGGACAGGAAGTCGAAGAATTTCGAGAATCCGGCGATGGCCTTGTCGACGTAGGGGAGCAGGGCGGTGCCGATTTTGATGCCGAAGTCAGCGAACGACGATTTGAGCGTCGCTAGCCGGCCCTCGGTGGTTTTCGCCGCCAGCCCGAACGCCTGCTCGAACTTGGTTGGGGTCGCGTCGTCGCCGATCGAGTCGTACTTCTGCTTGAGACCGTCGAGGCCGTTGTACATCGACATGACGGCCTTGCCTGACTTGCCGCCACCGAAGGCGCGGGCGATGACCGCGGCCTGTTCGTCTGCGGACACCCCGGCGTTGGTCATGTGGGTTTTCAGGTCTTGCAGGGCCACCTGCAGCCCGTCGGGCTTGTGGATGTCCGCGGCCATCTGGGTGGTGGTGACGCCAGCCTTTTTGAGCAAGTCGGTCATGGCGCTGGTTTTTTGCCCGGCCTCTTCGGCGCCCATTCCTGCATCGGTGAGTATCTTCGTGGCCTGCTTGGTGGGGGCCGCCATCAAGGCCATCGTCATACCGAGCTGGGTGCCTGCCTGCGCCGCGGGGACACCACGGTCCGTCATGTAGGCCAGGGCGGCACCGACGGATTGGATTGACACCCCGAAGGTGGCGGCCGGGGCCGCCCACCCCTTCACGGAGGTGTTGAAATCCTGGAAGTGCATGTCGCCTTGGCCGACGATGGCGTTCAGTGTGGCCATCGTCTGGGCTGAGCCCTCGGCACCGACGTTGAACGCCTTCATCACGCTGGAGAGTCCGTAGGTGGTGTCATCGAGGCTGGCACCGCTGATACGGGCTTCCTTCATGGAGTCCCGTACCACGGCCATGCTGGAGGCCATGTCCAACCCGGCGGAGATCGGGTGGTACAGGGCTTCGGCGACCTGGGTGCCGGTGAACCCGGCCTGCTCGCCCATTCGCATGATGGCGTCGCTGTTGGCGTTGACGACAGCTTTGGGCATTCCGGCGGCGGTGGTCAGCCGGGTCATCTGCGTTTGGAAGCCAGCCGCGAGTTTGATAGATTCGTAGCCCAACACGGCGCCAGCGGCTGCGATCCCGAAGATCGCCTTGCTGGACATGATGCCCTTGGACTTGGCACCCTCACCGGCTTTGGCGTCCGCGGCCACCGACTTGTCCGCCGACGCCACGGTCGCGTCAGCGCTCGCGGCAGCAGCTTCGGCCTGCACTTTCGCGGAGTCCTTCGCCGCGGCAGCGGCTTCCGCCTCAGCGGCTTTCAGCCGGTCCAGGGCGGCGATCTGCCGGTCCGCGGAGGCGATGGCGGCGTCACCTTCGGTGGCGACCGTGGCCATCGACGCTTCATACTCACGGGTGGCTGCGGCCAGCTCTGTGGTGGCCGCGGCGACCCGCTTCTGCGCCGCCGCAAGCTTGTCCGCCGTCGCAGCGGCACTGGCGGCCGAGTCCGCGACCTTCTTCGCCGACGCCGCCTGCTTGTCCGACGACACCGCAGCATCCTTCGACGCGGCAGCAGTGTTCTTGTTGGCCGTCCCCAGGTCCAGCACCGCTTTCTTCGCGGCGTCGATACCACCGAGAAACTCCGCCCGGCCGGTGAGGACGAGTCGTGCCCCCACGTCAGCGATGCTGCCAGTCACGTCTCACCTCACCCTCTGTAGTTGTTGGTCAGCCGAACGCTTTGGCGACGACCCGGCCCACCTCGTTGCCGATCAACTCCGCGTGCGCCTTCAGCTCGTCGCGGCGCAGTTCCATTGCCCGCTGCACAACGGCTTGCGCGATCAACCAGTCGCAACCGGAGTCGTGACCGAGGAACGTGATGGGGTCCGCGACACCGAGGTGCAGGGCGGCGGCCGCGGACCCGATGATGGCCCGTTCACGGCCGAAACCGTCGTCGGGGTCACCGGGTTCGGTCAGCCCGTGAAAAAATCCTCATCCGCCTCCGGTGCCGCCACCCCGGACCACTCCACCAACTTGTTCGCGGCGGCCAGCAGGTCGCCTTCGGTGAGGTACAGCTTGCGGACGACGGCGCGAGCGGATTGCACACCTTCCACCCCCAAACTGAACCCCAGCTCATGGTCGAAGCGGGTCCAGTCCCCGGCGGGCTCACCGTCTTTGAGGGAGATCATCTGCTCGCGTGTCGCTTTCTCCGGTGGGGTGCCGTCCTCGATGGCGAACACCGCCACACACGACTGGATGAGGGCGTCAGCGTTGGCGTTGACCATCCAATCGTCGGGGCGCGGTTTCTGCTTCTTCGCTTTTTCGATGGTTTTCCCCAGGAACGCGGGGGATGACGGGTTGTAGCGGACGTAGATGGCGGGGCCGCCGTCGTCGTCCCAGCGGGGCACTTTCAAGTCGAGGTACAGCTTCTCCTGCAGGGCTTCGCGGCGGGTTCGTAGCGACGCGAGGGGTGACCCTTGGCCGGTGGGGGTGACCGTGGGCGCGGCGTCGGGCAGCGGGGCGGTGGGCGCCGCCACAGGGGCAGCGTCCATCGGTGAACCGTTCGACGCCGGTGGTGGAACCGTCACCGTGATCCCGCCGAGGGGTTCGGTCATGCCACCGTCTCCGGCTCCACATCAAGCTCGAACATGCGCACCGCGTTCGACGCGGAGTCCACCTGACCGGGCTTCACATTCGACAGCCGGCCACGCCACGTCACCGGGACACCCCACGCGTTGCCGTCATCATCCAACGGTTGCTCGGTGACGGTGACATACCGTTTCCCACCGAGGTTGCGCATAGCCCGAACCAGTTCGTGGTCACGGACCCGCTCATAAACGCGGGTGATGGTGATGTTCGAGTAGGTGGGCAGGGTGACGTAGGTTTTCTCCGGTCCCATACCGCCGGGGCGGTGTTTCGCGGCGGCGATGGTGGTGTCGCCACCGGTGCGCTTGTCGAACACCCCCAGATCACCGACACCATCGACGTTGACGGAGAGCAAATACTGCATTTCGGCACTGATTGGAACCACATCCTTTTACTGATCAGAGGAAGCAGGCGGGGTTGGTTAGAGGGCCTGCAGCAGGGGGACGTTGGCGATGGTGATGTTCACCTGTTCCGCGAACGGGGAACGCTTCACCGACAGCACCGCGTTCAACTGCCCAGCGGCGATCGTGGCGGGGGTGTTCACGGAGGGGCCGACATTCACCTTGTACGCGGCGGAAGCGGTCGCCCCGAACAGGGCGCCGATCTGCCAGTAGGTGGACAACAGGCCGCCCAACGCCCCGGCCAACCGGCCGAACACCTGCCCCTTGGCGTCGATCTCGGAGAACTCGCCGATCCCGGAGGCGATGGTGTTCGCGTGGTCCTGCAAATCCATCCGCAGGCGGCACCAGGACAGTTGTGTCCAGGTGGGGTCGGTGGCCAGGGAGCGGAACCCGTACAGCTGCACTTTCCCGGCGATGGAGCGGATGACGTTGAACCCAGCGGCGTTCAGGGCGGCCCGGTCGGAGTCGACATAGGTTTGGGTGACACCGATCGCGAAGCTGCTGATGCCGTTGGCTGCGGCGGGGGCGATGTTGGTGTTCGCGATGCCGTTGCTGTAGGTGGCGCCGTCGGATTTGGCGGTGACCGCAGCTTTGAACGCCGACCCGGGCACCACCCGGGGCGCGGCGGGTAGGGCGTTGCCGGTGGGCAGACCGGGGATGATCACCCAGTTGGTGAGGTCACCGTAGGAGCCGTCGACATTGTTCGCGATGGCGTTGGTGGCTTCGGTGAGCAGGGTGGCGGCGGTGGGGGTGTCCACCCCGTCGCAGTAGGCGACCCGGTTGTTGAGGGCGGCGTGGGTGAGGAGGGCTTGGTGCGCGGCGTCGGTGGTGCGCCCCGGTGCCGAGACTTGGCCGGGGCCGAGGTCGCGGGTGAATGCGGTGAGCGCCGTAGTCCATGTGGCTTCGGTGATGGTGGCGGTGTCGTCCACACCCCCGGCCAGTGGTGTGGCGGCGAGGGCGGCGGGGTTGTTGACGGGGTTCACGCTGGCCGCGTTGTTGTTGGTGATCGTCACGTACTGCGACACCGAGGACCAGGCCACCGCATCAGCAGGCTGGGTGAGGATCGGGGACGTTTCGACCCCGTTGGGTCCGGTGACGGTCAGTTGGTACTGGCCGGGTGCCGGTACGGTCACCGCCACCGACAGGCCGTTGCCCCACACACCGGAGCTGTTGGCGTTGACGGTCAATGTGTTCAGGGCGGTGGTGGCGGTGGTGTCCTTCAACACCAATGTGGCGGCGGCCTGCCCGGTCCCACCGACGCGGGACACGAACATCTGGGTGCCACCGTCGCGGAAGAACAGGTCCGCGCAGTCGAACAGGGGGGAAGCGGGGTTGCGTGCACCGCAAACGGCCGCGAACTGCGACATGGACGACACCAGGATCGGCGAACCGATGACACCGCGGGAGGCGATGCCGGTGACGAACCAGTTGCCGGTGGGGGCGGATCCGACGGTGGGTGGGGCGGAGGTGACGGAGGTGACGGTGATTCCCGGTGCGGGCATGGGTTAGGACTCCTTCTCGGTGGTGGCAGCGGAGGTGTCCGCTTCCGGGGACGTGTCAGGTGCCGACTCGGGCGCCGGGTCTGTAGGGGCCTCTGCGACTGTCTGCTCGGGCACGGTGGTGGGTTCGGTGACGGTGGTGCCCGGGGCGTCGCTGGCGGGCTCCGGGGGCAGTGCGGCGGCCGCAGACTCCACGGGGACGTCGACGGGTAGTGGTGCGGGTGCTGCGGGTTCGTCGTCGTTGTCGTCGGCGAGCTGGTCGGCGTCGATCAGCTCGGTCACCCTGTCGGAGGTGTCGGTGTCGGCGATTTCCCCGGGGGCCAAAGTGCGGCCCGAGTCGAGGTCCACGACGTGGCTGGAGATATTGCGTACGCGCATCAGAGGCGCCCTTCTGGCGACGGGAGTGAGGGGTGAGGTGGTGCTGGCGGAAGCGCGGGGTGCTCGCTTACGACAACGGCAGGGCTGCGACCGTGACGTGCTCAGAGGTCACAGCGGGGGGCGGCACGGGTGGGGTGGTGGGGTTCGCCGGGACGGTGCTGGGTCCGGCGTATGCGTTCAGTACCCCGTCGACGGTGACCAGGACAGTGAGGACACCGTGCCCCCAGGTGTGGAACGCCGTCGGCGGCGCCGCTTGGGCGTACCGTTCCCCCGCCCAGTGGGTGGACTCCGCGAACCCACCCAAGCTCGGGTGTTGGCAGAGGGCCATTCGCAACGCAACGAGGTAGTAGCCCAAATAGTCTTCGGTGGTTTGGTAGTCCGGTCCCCACATCCACACGTTGACCAGGACTTGCCAGATGGCGCGGTACGTGCCGTCGCCGTGGCGTTGCGGATCGCCGACGGTGCCGGGAACTGCGACCACGTAGCGGGGGGCCATCGTCGGGTTCAGACCGGTGATGCCCGGTTCGTTCACCCAGTCCTCGAAGCTGGTGAGGGGTGGGTTGAGGTTGCGGCCGGCGGTTTGCCGGACCGCTTCCCCGACGTACGTCGCGGCCCACGTGTTGAGGGTTAGCTCAACGGCGTCGCGGACGTGGGCGGGGCCGACGAACGGACCCCACGGGCTAGACACCGGCTTCCGCGACGATGGTGGTGGTGGACCGCAAACCGGCGGAGAGGATGGCACCCCACCGGGCGGCGTCCTCTTCCCTCACTTGCACGAGGATCCGTTCGGGGAGCTTGGCGTCACCTTTGCCGAACACTTTGATGACCCGCGGCCCGCTCTGGTGGTACTGGGCGTAGGGCACGTTGGTGCCGACGAATAGCTCGTCCGGTTTGATGTCCACCACGGTGTGCTCGGTGTGCCCCGTCAGCGAGTTGAGCAGGTCGCCTTGGCCGTAGAGGATGCGTTCCGGTTGCGGCATGCCTCGTGCGGTTTTGATGGCAATTGTGGCGGGGGTCAGGGGGTCCCAGCCGGGGCCGTTCGCGTCGAACCGGGCGGCTTCCATGCGGTGAAAGTCGCCGACGATGGCCGGGCCCGCGACTTCGAGCAGGGTCGCAGCGGCAGCCGCCATCTTGTCCAACGTGGCGAGGGTGCGGTCCGCGGAGAACGTCAAATCCATCTGCACGACGGGCTCCTTCTCAGGCGCGGGCGTAGGGGGCGAGGAGGTCGATGATTTCCGCCTCCAGGTCGCCGGTGTCCATCCCCGGCCGGTTCTCCGGTTCGATCTCCACGATCAGCGACTTGGCGGCCTGCAACTTGACGGCCTGCACCAAGTCGTCGGGCATCCCGAGGATGTAGCCACCGGAGTAGGTGGCGACGATGGTGGTCCCCACCGGGCAGAACGTGCCGATCGGCAACCTGACGTGTCCGGTGTCGGTTTCGGGGCCGATGAGGTGCACCCCGGTGAGGGGTTGGGTGTCGCCCCAGTTGTGCCGCAATGCCACCGACAGGTTGCTGTACGCCCACAGATCAGGCCACAGCGGTGCGCACTCACTGACCCAGAAGTCCTGCACCAACGACGATGCCCCCAACGAGCGGGCTCGGGACAACCCCAGCGACCCGGTCATCGACATGGGCACACCAGAATCCCCACCCGCCGCGAACGGGGAAACACCCTCGGCGGTGGAGGATTCGGTGACCGTGAAAGGCGCGAACCGGCGCCCGCACCGTGCTTCCACCGACCGTGATGCCCGGACCATCACCGACTGCTGGTAGGCGGCGCTGACACCCCGGAGCATGAACGACAGGGCACCGCTGTTCATGTCCGTCGGCGTCGCGATCGGGGTGTACACGGGTGCTGTCATGCGCCAGCGCCCTTACGGGTCACCTTCCGGTGACGCTCATCCGGCACCGCAGGTAGACCCGTGACGGATGAGACGTCTGGAAGGACTTCGGTGAAGCCGGGGATGCGGAACAGCTCGTGCGCCAGTTGGTCGTGCACGTCCACCACATCTCCAGCCGCAGCCCAGTCGTAGCCGGTGACTGTGCCGGGCAAGTCCTTACGCACCAAAGCCATGAAGACTCCCTCAGTTGTTGTCGGGGGTGGACTCGGCGCCCAGCGCCGGGTCCGTCACAGACGGGGTGAGGGTCTGCCGGAACACGACCCGTGATGTGCCGGTGACCGGTGGCGGGTCGGCGGTCGTGGACTGCTGCACCGACGCCGCACCCGCCACCGAATCAACCTGGATGTTGTAGAACACCGACCCCGATGCGGGGGCGGCGGGGATCGTCAGCGGTCCCCCGGTGATGTTCACCGAGGGGCCACCTACCGGCTGTACGTAGCCGTCCAACTGCACCGCGGTGCCGGTGTCGGGGAGGGTGACGACCACGTTGAACAGATCGTCGAGAACACCGTCACCGGTTTGGTTCGTGACCGTCAAGCTCACTGCTCGTACCCACTTACCATGAAGGCCGCGTTCGTGGCGGCGGCGGCGCCCAGCACGAGGCTCACGGCGGTACCCGAAGGTGCGGAAGGTCCCGTCTCGATGCCGGTGAGACCGATCGGCCCGGTGTCACCTTTCGCGAACCCCTGGAAGATGGCGGTACCGGCGGCGTTGATCGTCACCGAGAACTGGGTGGCGGTATTCCCAGAGATGTAGATGTCGGTGATGATGAACGACTTGCCGGTGCTGACCGTTTCCAGGGGCACGGTGGCGCCGGTGGCGATGCTGACGGTCCCCACATAGGACTTCAGGGTTTGCCCGATCCCAGCGGCCCCGGCGTTGACACGCAGGGTGGGTGATGCGTTGCCCAGGGCGTCGAACAGGGCGACGCGGAGCACTTGCCCGGCGGGGGAAGTGAAGGACTCCGATGTGGTCACGGTGCTCCCCTCTTCTCTTACGCCGCCAGGGTGGCGGTGACGTTGCGCAAACGGCCGGCGTACTTGGGTGCCCTAAGCGCAAGGCAGGTGTCCGTCAAGAGCGCGAACGGGAGGCTGTCCGGGGAACTGGTGGTGGGGTAGATGTCCACCGGGCGCACATCGCGGGTGTAGGGCCGCAACAGCACGTCCCGGTCCTTGGGGATGAGGTACACGTCCTCACCACCAGCGCTGCGCGGCCGTTCCGCCGACCCACCGACGTACGCGGCGGGGGTGGACGCGGGGATGATGTTTCCGTTCTGCGGGACCAGGGCAGCCCCGGTGTCCACGATGGATGTCGTGAAGATGGGGGTCATCCCATCGCCCTGCAACCCGACGACAGCATCCACGACACCGAGAAGGGTTTCCGCCCCGGCCGCACCCTCGTACACCTTGTAGGACAGGGGGAACGCACCCTCCGGCCCCACAGGTGGGGTGAACGCGAGGGCCACGGTGGAGGTGGCGGTGGTGGTGGTCGCGGTGACCTCCGCGGAAGGGGACAGCTCCCCGTAGCGGGACACGACGGCCGTGACGATGTAGGAACGGGCACCGGCAGCCAGAGCACCACCTGTGCCGCCGGGGGTGGCTGCGATCGGGGACATGGCACCACCACGGGAGGACAGGAAAGACGACTTGATGATGGGGATGTCGCGGTAGGACATGACGTTCAGCCCGGCGGCGACCTCCACCTGGTTCGTGAACCGCTGGAACGCCGTCTCCCCCTGCGACACCTTGCTGTTCGCGGTGGGAGACATGACGAACATGTAGTTGCTACCCACGGGCGCCGCTGCGTTGGACTCCACCAAGTCGATCAGCCGATCCAACTGGTTGGTGGTGAACGAGACACCGTTCTCATCGACCGCGTTCTGCGGGGACATCCCCACCGACGCGAACTGGGTGATGAGGTTCGCCAACCCTGAGAACTGCGGGTACGGGCCGAGGTTGGTGGCGGGGTCGTTGCCCCACAGCATCGCGGTCTCGATGTCCCACAGCAAACCTTGCACACAGGACTCGATTTCCTGGCGTCGCAGGTCACCGATCAGGGAGGCGGTGACGGTCTGGGCGTAGCCGGTGACGGCGCCAACGGACTGCATGTTGCGGATGGTGAACTTGAACTGCTCGTACACCGAGTTGCCGACGGGGCGGGCGCCACCATCGGTGACGAAACCACCCGGTGCCCGGTTCGTGCGCCGGTTGAAGTTGTAGTCCGTTGCACCCCACTGCTGCGCGGGAACGGTGCGCACCAACGGTGAGTAACGACGCTGGTACTCCAGCATCATCGGGTCGATCTGCTTCTGGATGAGCGCACCAACACCAGCAGCGGTGAGGGCTTCCTCGAGTTCGGTGGACATGTTTTCTCCTTGCTGGGGGTGGCTCCCGACCCCCTGGGGGGTGGGGTGGTCCAGGGGGTGGGGTCTAGTTAGCGGGCTTGGGGGAGTACGCGGTCCCAGGTGGCGGTGGCGTAGGCGTTGAACTCCTCGGTGGTCATCTTTTCGACGGGCTTCTCCGGTGCGGATTCGTCGGCGACGAGACCGGCGCGGCGCGGGGGCCCGTACTTGGTGACGATCTCGGAGCGCAATGCGTCGACGGCTTCGGTGACCTTGGTGGCCATGGTTTCCCCGAGCTCGCCGACGATGGCCTGGCGTTCGGCGCGGACGGCTTCGGTGACGGCGTTGCGCACGGTTTCGGTGACGTCGGCAGCCTCGGTGACGGGCTTGGTTTCGGTCACGGGCACGGTCTCGGTGACCTTCTCGTCGGGCTTCGCCGTCTCGGTCACGTCACCGGCGGGCTTGCCGTCGGTGGACTCGGTGGCCTTCGCGTCGGCCTTGGGGGCGGTGCTCTTGCTCTCGGCCACGACGGGCCTCCTTTTTGCGTTGGTCGACTCGGTTGAGTCGGTGGGTATTCCCTGCGTGGCCCCGCACTGGGGGCAGTAGTTGGCGCCGTCGGGGGTGTCCGCACCGCACGACCCGCAACCCGCGTCGTTGTCGGTGCCCATGGTTTGGGCGGCTGCTTTCGCAGCGGACCCGACCTGCGTGGCGGCGGTGTCGATGTCGTTGGGGTCCACACCGTGCTTGGACATGGACAGGGAGTCCTTGCCCGCGTCGTGGTAGATGGAGATCGTGGCTTCCACCAAGTCGCTGAGCTGCGCGGCGGTGTACGGCTTCTGGTTCGCGGTCTGGTTGATGTGCTCCCAGGCCGCTTGGACGTGGGCTTTGGTGTCCGCCTCTGTGGTGGTGGCCTGGTCGGTGATTTCGTCTGCCACGTGGACCTCCACGGATTCGGTGATAAGGGTGCGGTGGGCGCCAACCGATTCGGTGGTGAGCCGGGTGACCTTGCTCAGGCGGGCGGCGCTCACGCCTGGGGTCTTGGTGAAGTCCACGCCATCGATCTCGATGTCGTCGGCGGTTTCGACGGTCTTTCCGTCGCGGCTTTCGGTGCGCACCGGTCCGACCCACCATCCGCGGATCGAGACCGAGTCGAGGATGCGCCTGCCGTCGTTCTCGTCGATCAGGGCGGCGATGTCGCGTCCGGCGGCGTTGTCGGCGAGAGCGCCTTCCCAGGTCGCCGACCCGTCAGACTGAAGCGCCACCTTGTTGATACGGCCGACGATCTTTGTGCTGTCATCACCAGCGCCGTGATACGATAGCATCGTAATCGGCAGTGAACCGGGGTCGTTGAGGCGTTCCTCCATGCGCCGCACAGCCTTCTCGATGGCTGGCTTGTCGTAGGCACGGGCGTTTGCGCTGACTCCAGGGGCCAGGAAGGTCCCACCCACAGTGGCGATCACGCCCATTGTTGATCCCTTC